TGATTTCTGGGATGTGCTCCTCGGATTTACGGTTGCGTTTACAACGCTTCTGTTTGTTGAGTGGATGCTGTATTACCCCGAACCCATCATGTCACACTTGACTCACTGAGGGTGACAGATTAATGGGCAATGTGGCTCATAGCAAAACAAGTACAATAGGAGCAGAAATGAGCAAAGATCAGAAAGAAAGAAAGCAACGGGCGCGCAACGTAAATCGAAGCATTGATTGGACTGAGTTCATCAAGGCGTGGCAGTCATCGTCATCGTGCAGCGAGGTCGTAAAGAAGCTGGGCAGGCCCGACACTCAGTCTGAGCGAACATACGTATCGGTCAAGGCCGGCTACGCAAGGAAGCGTGGAGTTGCGCTCAAGAAGTTCGTGCGAACTGTGCGGGCAAACGACTGGTCCAATCTGGCTAAGTTGGCCGATGAGCTTGGAAGTGGGTGAAAGATGTTTACCCAAGACGCAGCTTTCAACTTTGAGATGAAGCGGTTCATGTTGATTTGGGTGCAACTGGTTCCAGACTTAGCCATCGTATGGTACGCCACTCGACTGACGACAAACCAAAAGAATCTTAACATCACACCAGACACACCTTGACACTTATGGTGGTTCGGTTACTTAGAACAAAACAGCAGAAGCTGCGGAGCGGGAAATGAATGACTTGAAATCAAAAATCAAAGAGGCTGACGGATCGTACAAGGTTTACGTAGCCGTCAAAGGAGACCCCAAGCTGGAGGGAAAGTTCCACTGCACAAAGAAGGGTACGCTGTACTTCAATGGCAAGGTGATGAACGACCCTGACTTTTCACAAATCTCGGTCTACCTTGCGAAGGAATGGCAGGTTGCAGTGAGCCATGAAGACCTGAGGATGGGTCTCATGGCCTGCTCAAAGGCAATCGATCCTACGGTCATCTACGGCGTAGATGTCAGCAAGGACTTCAAGCAAAAGGTGATTGAATGGCTTGAGGGGAATCCGCCATCACCACACTGCTACGAGATTACAACCGAGGCGGTTTCTGCTGCGGTAGATCCAGGCGGGTACCAACATCAACGAAGACTAACCGAGATGCGAGTCGCCAGAGTCCTGAGAGAGCAGGGACTTCAAAAGGCTCGGGTCTCATACAACGGAGAACGAAAGATGAGGTGGTTTCCAATCAACCAAGAGTAGAGGAGCAACAAACGTCACAATATACAGGAGGTGACATATTTCACTTACACAAGCAGAAATGCTCGCAATCAGCAAAGCCTTTGGCTCGAAAGAGTTGGGGCTTGCCAAGATGGCAATCGACAACAGTTCAGAGATGGACGTTAACCTTATGGTCAAGATTGTTGGAAAGCTGAAGCGCGGAGCAAAGCCAAAGCCAGCCAAGGGAACGAGCACAATCCCATGGAAGGTAGCAATGGCCCTGTTCGCCAAGCGTGCTGGGTTCACCAAGGAGCAGACCGCAAAGGTTCTTCTTGAGACCCTCACGTTGTCGATCGGCCTCGGAAAGGACAAGCAGTCTGAGCTTCTCAAGGAGAGCGGAGTCGGTGATGCACTGGCGATGCTGGACCGTGAGGTGTTCTCCAAGCTGCCCCCGATTCACCGGGAAGGCAACATCAGCTTCGCCGCAGAAAGCGTTGAAGCTGTTCGCGTTCCAATACTGGTGACTTCAAACGACACTCCTACCCTTGGGGAAGGGGAAGACGTGGCCAAGTAGTCACCAGGGGGCCGTCTCTTAGCGGGGAGGCGGCCCCCGTTTTTTATTCACTATGAGCGAAACACGAAAAGCATACGGGCCTGAAGAAAGGCTCGACACCTACGAGGTCGTCTACAAGATGACCAACCTGATTGGCGGGCTCCGAAGGGGTCGCCTTTCTGCAACTGCAAGACTGTACGGAACCAGCCGATCAAGGCTTGATTCCATACTCAAGCGGGCTGCGCCTGCGCCAACGCTGGACACACTAATCATCTGGATTGGTCGCCTGTATAGAAAGACGGGCGTCAAGGTGGTCTTGACCATCACTCCAGACATGCGGATCTACTACAGCATTCGCAATGAGAAAAATGAAAAAGTGGATGGTGTAATCATCAAAAATAAAACCGACTTGTAAGCTGAGTTCTACTCAGCTACAGGACAACGCCCACAAGGGATTGATCCCCCTTGTCAACGTGGGCTCCTGACTGAGCCCATCGGGAAACCGGTGGTGCTCTCTCAGGCCCACCATCAGGAGCCAACCATGTGGATACAACACGCGAAGAGCGGACCAATCACTCAGATTGCATCCATGCTCGAATACGAACGAGGGAGCGGGCAGTCGCTTCGGCCATGCCCAAGTTGCGGAATGATCGAGCGTGGATCGCGAGACAGGAAGCGTGGGCCCGTTGGGTTTTCGCGAACTGAGGTGTCCTGGAAATGCCACAAGTGTGGGTCCAAGGGAGACGTAGTTGACTTTGTTTCCTTTCACTTCTTCCAACGACCGCTCAAGCTTTTGTCCAAACCAGAGCAATCAGTGGTGCGCGATTGGTTTGCACAGCATGGATTCTGTACAGCATCTGGTGTCCCATCTCATGTGCAGCCGGATCCATCGAAGCGCCCCAAAGTAAACGCTCCCACGTTCGATGGCCCAGTCCGACCTCCACAGGAAGAACTCCAAGACCTGTGGAGCAACACTCGAACCTTTGAAGAAGCAATGGAGGAGGCCACCACATGGAGTGCCCCGCTTTGCGAATGGCTTGTCACGAGACGATTTGCTCCGCGAGTCTTGGATAAAACTCGGTGTGTCAGAGTCTTGCCGCCGCCTGTGGACTTCAGGTTCCCAGACTGGTTCCCGCATCAATGGGCGGGCACGTATCGAATCGCTGCTCGTTGTTTTGAGCCTGATGGGTCATTTGCAAGCATTCATTGCCGAAGTGTCTCTTATGCGAAAAGCCGCAAGCCGGGTGGCAGTAAAACCAGATGGCCGGTAGGCTATGACGCCGCTGGGCTGCTCATGGCCAACGACGCGGCTGTTGAGATGATGAAAGGCAAGGCCGACGAAATCCAAGCTTTCTTGATCTGTGAGGGAATCACAGACTTCATGAGGGCATGCGAGCAGGCCCACCGGGAGTCTCTGAACTTGGCAATCGTTGCCGGAACATCCGGCAGTTACAAAAATCTTAGTAAGATGAACATCCCCAAAAACCTCAAAATCTTTATTGCTACAGATACGGATGATTCTGGAGATGAGTACGCAGCCATAATCTGCGATCAACTCCCGGAGCACAAACTGTACCGCATGCCACTGGAGGCATAACAAATGGCCGACCTTGATGAAGTCCTCGCCGCTGGGGGGACTACGCTGACGCAACTGCTGGAACAAGCTGAGAATGACAACTGTATTCATCAACCGGAATCAGATTCACAAGAGCAAGACATCCCAGAAAATGAAGGTGATGCCAACATCATCTCCATGCTCGACCAGTACACCGATCGAAATGGTCAGCCGACTGGAAACATCAAGAAGAACAAGAACAACTTGTACATCATCCTCAGACGTGATCGTCGATGGCGTGACCGTATCTGGCTCAACACGTTCACGAACACGCTGAAGATGGATGACCGGGACTACAAGGATTCGGACGACACCCGAATATCATTGTGGGTTTCGCGAGCCTACGGCCTTGAGTTCTCTGAAAACTATGTCAGCCACGTAGTGCAACTGATCGGTGAAGAGCGATCACGCAACCCCCTGATTGAATGGTTGGACACAATGCAGTGGGATGGCATCCCTCGAATCGATCGATGGATCACAGAGGCCACCGACTGCGAGGACAACGAACTCAATCGAAAGATGGGCGAGAAGTGGCTGATACAAGCCATTGCTCGCGCTTACAAGCCTGGATGTAAGGCAGACTGCGTTCTCATCCTTGCCGGCTCTCAGGGGGCAGGGAAGAGCACTTTGTTCCGTAAGCTTGCCACAGACGAATACTTCGCGGATACCCCGCTCGACATCGGCTCTGCAAACTCGTACAGCCAGATTGCTCGCGCTTGGATCTATGAGGTAGCGGAGTTGGACTCTGTGCGTCGGTCAGCCAACAGTTCAACCAAGGCGTTCTTGAGCGCACAGGAAGATACATACCGTGCAGCCTACGGTCGCCATGCAAAAACCGTCAAGCGACACGTAGTTTTTGCTGGAACGACGAACGAGTCACAGTTCATCAACGACATGACGGGCTCACGTCGCTACTGGCCCATCAGGTGCAATGAAGTTGATCTCGACTACGCAGAAGTGAACCGAGAACAACTCTGGGCCGAAGCGATTGTGGCGTTCAATGCAGGTGACACCTGGTGGCTGGACAGAGACATGGACCAAACTCGACACGATGCGAGCCACATCTTCCGCCAGGATGACCCTTGGACGGCTCCAATAGCTTCATACCTCACTACCCAAGTTGGCTATGTCACCAGTCAAATGATTATGGAGGAGGGACTGAAGATTGAAAGGGCAAGAATGAATAGGCGAGATGAAATGAGAG